GGCATCGCCACGCTTTTCTCAGGCACGATCGACAACAGCTTGACAGTAGATAATTTACTGACAGAATCTGACGCAAACCTTGTGCAAGAAAATGGCGACTATATCCTTGTGGAGTAAATAAATGGCTGACTTAAAAATTTCCCAGTTGCCAGCAGCAACGGTTCCCCTTGCAGGCTCAGAAGTCTTGCCAATTGTTCAATCTGGCGCGACTAAACAAGTGTCGGTTGATAACTTGACCACAGGCAAAGCTGTTTCGGCAACTAGCCTTACCGCCACAACTGTTACTGCAACCACTGTCAACGGTACGACTTTTGACACAAACATAGCTGCTGCTGGCGTGACTTTGGCCGGTACAACATTGGCTGCTGACGGCACTGACACAAACATCAGCATTACGCTTACACCCAAAGGCAGTGGTGTAGTGACTACTGCTGCTTCATACAGTGATGCAGCCGGAAAACTTCGTGCAATCCCTCAGTCTGGCTCGGCCAAGACTACAAGTTACACACTAGCTGTAACCGATATTGGTGAATTTATTGAAATTGGCACAAGCGGCTCAATTGTTGTACCCAATGCAGTGTTTAGCACTGGCGATGCTGTTGTTCTTTTTAACAACACCAGCGGCGACATAACTATTACTCTTTCAATCACTACTGCCTATTTAGCAGGAACCGATGCGGATAAAGCAACATTGACGTTGGCAACTCGCGGCGTTGCAAACGTGTTGTTTCTCAGCGGTACTGTTTGTGTGCTGACTGGAAATCTAACATGACAGGCATTCTTTGTTCTTTTATTGCTGCGGGGGGAGGCGTACCCGTTGGGCAACAAGAATTTAGCACTCCTGGCACATACACATGGGTTGCCCCAGTTGGTGTAAAAAGTATTTCTATTGTTGCTGTTGGCGGTGGCGGTGGCTCAAGTAACCCACCCGCAGCAGGCGGCGGCGGCGGCGGTCTTCGCTATTACAACAACCTTACCGTAACTCCAGGTAGTTCATACACGGTGGTGGCTGGCGCTGCTGGCGTTAATGCAAATTCTGGTGGAAATTCTTCATTTAACTCCACTACGCTTGTTGCCAATGGTGGTGCTTATAGCGCGTCTAGTACTGGCGGTGCAGGCGGCACAGGAACCACAGTTGGTGGGTCTGTTGGCGGCGGCGATGGCGGTCAAGGCGGCACTAACCCCGGCGGTGCTTGGGCAGGCGGCGGTGGAGCCGCAGGCTATTCTGGAAATGGTGGTAGAGGCGGTGAGGGTGGCACTAATAACCAAACAAGCGGCGCTGGTGGCGGCGGTGCGGGTGGTTCTGGTACTGCTCTCTATAACGGCGGTGGGGTTGCATTGCTAGGAGAAGGTGCAAGCGGGTCAGCATCTGGTTCAGGTGGTAAAGGCGGCTCTGGTGGACAAGATGGTACAAGCACACAAAGTTCAGGTGCTTATGGCGGCGGCGCGTCCGAAAACAACCGTGCTGCTAAAGGCGGTCTTCGTATTATTTGGCCAGGCACAACCCGTCAATTCCCATCAACTAACACAGGGAATTTGTAATGAACCTTTACATTCGACTTAAAAACGGTCAGCCGTTTGAACATCCAATGTTTGAAGACAATGTCATTCAAGCATTTCCTAATGTAGATTTAAACAATTTACCGGATTGGATGGCTAAATTTACTCGCGTTGAACAACCACAAACCGGCCCATACGAAGTGTATGAGGGTGTCACATACCAATTGATTGATGGTGTTGTTACAGACGTTCACGCTGTCAGAGCAATGACAGACGTTGAAAAAACAGCAAAGCAAGATGCGATTAAAGCGCAGTGGGCAGTTTCGCCAAACTGGGCAAGCTGGACATTTAACGAAAATACATGCCAGTACGATCCCCCAACACCCAAGCCAACTGACGGCAAATTCTATCGTTGGGATGAGGCTACAACAACATGGGTTGAGATTACGCCATGATTGCCACACTTAGCCCTTCACCTAAAGTACAGTTTTTTACTGCTGCGGGCATTCCTTTAGTTGGCGGCAAACTGTTTACTTATGCCAGCGGTACAACTACGCCTTTGGCTACTTATACCGACAGCACCGCAAACACCGCAAACGCAAACCCTGTTATTTTGGATTCGCGCGGTGAAGCAAATGTATGGCTTGGCCCTTCGCGGTACACATGGGTACTTAAAGATTCATTGGATAATTTGATTTGGACTGCTGATGGCATTAACAGCAGCCCAAGCGCTCAAAATACTGCAATAGTTGCTAGTTCAGGCCAAACAGTGTTTACTGTACCTGAATACGGCCTTGGTGGTTATTTGCTGGTAACTGTCAATGGACTCGTCAAAGAGTTTAATTACGACTATACTGAAACCAATACGACAACAATTACTTTTGTTAGCGGCCTTACCGCTGGTCAAAGAGTTGTTACTCGAATGCTTTAAACCTTACCGGTGAGGTTCACCGGGGAATCCAAGGATTCAAGAAATGACTGAAGAAGTCCAAAACCTAGCGGAAGTAGACTCCGCGCCAACGAAGGATGTGACGGCCACACCTGAAGTTGCAGCATCTTCGCCGGAAGTAGCTGATAACCAGCCTGCCAAGACATTCTCGCAAGAGGAACTTGACGCTGCTATTGGCAAGCGCCTCGCAAGAGAACAGCGCAAATGGGAACGTGAACAAGCCGCACGGCAAACCGTGCCAGTTGCTCCCAAGGAAATGCCGTCGATTGACAATTTTGAAAGCACTGATGCCTATGCGGAAGCACTGGCTCTCAGAAAAGCCGAAGAATTGCTTGCTCAACGGGATCGCCAAAAGGAACAAGCTGAAGTTGTAGAGCTATACAGCGAACGTGAAGAAAAAGCACGGGATAAATACGACGACTTTGAAGACGTCGTGTACAACCCCAAGCTGCGAATCACCGACGTAATGGCTGAAACAATTCAGCATTCTGATCTTGGGCCTGATTTAGCTTATTGGCTAGGTTCAAACCCCAAGGAGGCTGAACGCATTGCTCGTTTGTCCCCTATTTTGCAGGCAAGGGAAATCGGAAAGATTGAAGTCAGATTGTCTGACAATCCTCCGGTGAAGAAAACAACTTCTGCGCCAACACCTATTAGTCCGGTGACTGCGCGGTCTTCGGGAAGCCCGAGCCATGACACGACTGACCCACGGTCAATCAAAACCATGTCTACCTCGGATTGGATCGAAGCCGAACGCAACCGCCAGATTCGTAAGTACGAAGCGCAACGCAACCGTTAATTTTTTGAAAGGACTTTGAAATGTCTAATAGTATTCTGACGATCGACATGATCACACGCAAGGCTCTCGAGATTCTTGAGAACAACCTTGTAATTACCCGTAACGTGAACCGCCAGTACGACGACAGCTTTGCTGTTGAAGGTGCGAAAATCGGTTCTACACTGCGTATTCGCTTACCCGATCGCGCTTTGGTAACTGACGGTGCTGCCTTGCAAGTGCAAGATGACAACGAACAGTTCACCACATTGACTGTTGCTTCACAAAAGCACATTGGTGTCAACTTCACATCTGCTGAATTGACAATGCAGTTGGACGACTTTGCAGAACGTGTGCTTAAGCCTCGTATCAGCCAGTTGGCATCTTCTATTGATGCTGACGTTGCCAACGCATACAAAACCATTGGTAACACTGTTGGTACTCCTGGCACAACCCCCGCCACTTCTTTGGTCTTGTTGCAAGCCCAGCAGAAGCTGAACGAAAACGCTGCTGTGATGTCTCCACGTTACGCTACCGTAAACCCTGCCGCTAACGCTGGTTTGGTTGAAGGCATGAAAGGTCTGTTTAACCCAACAGACACTATCAGCAAGCAATTCAAAAACGGCATGATGGGTATGGGCGTGTTGGGCTTTGAAGAAGTCAACATGTCTCAGTCTATTAAGCAGCACACAACTGGTTCACGCAGCGCTACTGCTTCCACATTGGTTAAGACCCCCGGCGTTACTTCCGAAGGTTCAGCAACCATTCTGTTGGAGCAAGGTTCTGTTTCAACCACAATCAATGCTGGTGACGTGTTCACTATCAGCGGTTGCAATGCTGTTAACCCACAGACCCGTGAGTCCACAGGCTCATTGTTCCAATTTGTGGCTTTGACTACGGCTACTGCCTCATCAGGCACTTGGACTGTGACCGTTGCTCCTATGTACTCTGCCAGCCACGCTTTGGCTACTATGAGCGCATTGCCTGCAACTGGTGGTGTTGTGACCTTTGTTGGTGCTGCATCTACTCAGTACGCACAGAACTTGGTTTACCACAAAGATGCGATCACATTTGCGACCGCTGACTTGTTGTTGCCCCAAGGCGTTGACATGGCTGCCCGTGCCGTTCATAACGGTATCAGCTTGCGTGTGGTTCGCCAGTACGACATCAACAACGATCGTTTGCCTTGCCGTATTGACGTTTTGTACGGTTTCAGCACAATTCGTCCACAAATGGCCTGCCGTATCTGGGGCTAATCTGAATGCCCCCTCGGGGGCTTCATTTCGTAACATCTTTTAAAGGAAAATATCATGGCTCTCCCTAATGGTGCTGGTGGCTACCAGCTTGGCGACGGTAATATCGGCGAAGCACAACTGTTTGTTCAAGGCGCTCCAACAGCCGTAGCTGCTGCTGCGACAATGACAACTGCTGAACTAGCAAATGGTTTGTTTGTATTTGACGGCGCTGCTGGCAATTTAACTTTGCCAACCGTAGCTTTGGTTGAAGCAGACATTTCTAGTGCTTCTAAAGTAAATGCCGCGTTTGACTTTACTATCATCAATATCGACGCAGCCGGTTCTGACTCAGTCACTTTGGCTGTTGGCACTGGTTGGACAATTGTCGGTGTTGCTGCGGTAGCTGTTAATACTTCGGCCCAGTTCCGCGCTCGTAAAACAGGCGACGGTACTTGGACTGCGTACCGTATTGCCTAAACTTAAATGGGGGCTTCGGCCCTCATTTTTAAAGGAAAAATAATGCCAAATACAAAAGCCGTAGGAGTCGCTTATAGCGATCCTCAATTTGATAGCATAACTGTGGTTGGCGCTTCAACCGTTGATGTTACAGACGCATCAACGGGTAGCACCAACGCTGCTGCTGTTACAACTACCCTTACTCTCACGGGTGCTGGGGCTGTGGGTTGGGCAAGCAAGTCAGACTTAGAAGCAAATGTCGCGTTGGGCGCATACGCTAATGGTCTATATGGCTACCTAGCATTCGGCGCAAGCGGCCGAGTAACTGGGTTGGCTTCGGGTACTGTTGGCGAAGTAGTTTTGTCTGCTGGCTGTACGCAAGGTACTTACGCTGCGTTTGAAGCTGAAATCGGTATGCCTAGCGGCGCTGTTACTGGCACAAACACATCGTTCTTTTACTTAAGTACTTATGGCGCTGATAAAGCAACATTTGACACAAGCGGTACTTTGTTCAATTTGGCCGGTGTAACTAAGGGCACTGGCAAATTCTTGCAAGACACAACAACCGGTTCAACAGCACGTCCAGTTCAAGTGCTTAAAGTAGTTACGCCTGACGGCATTCGCTACTTGCCGTTGTACTCTACGGTTGCTATTGCTGCTTAAAGATGATCACTCGTGAAGTAATAATGGAACGGGTGCAAAGTCTGCAAAAACAAGCCGAGCGTTTGCGTTCAGATTTGGATGCAACGCTCGGTGCGTTACAAGATTGTGGATATTGGCTTGAACAGCTAAAACAGCAGGAAAACATCAATGCCAACGATTTATCTTAGCCACCCAGTTCACGGTTGTAAAGTTGCCACAATGGAACTTGAAGCTGTTGCAGATGAAAATAATGGCTGGACACGCTACAATGTAAATACGCCTTCGGACTCCGAAGATGCGGCCCCCGTAAACGTATTGGGGACAAAACGCAAATCTACCCGTCGAACTCAAGTTGTCGAGGGTGCAACCGAAGGAGTCTGAGAATGGCAACGTACACCGCTGGCGAACAAATCAACCGAGCATTGCGCTTGCTAGGTGTACTAGCTGAAGGTGAGACACCTTCGGCAGACATGTCAAATGACGCGCTGACCGCGCTCGATCAGATGATTGATTCGTGGAATACCGAGCGACTTTCGGTGTTTGCCACACAAGATCAAATCTTTACTTGGCCTGCTGGTGAGATTACCCGCACTCTTGGCCCAACTGGTAACTTTGTGGGTTTGCGTCCAGTGTTGCTAGACGATGCAACTTATTACCGTGACCCAGGCACAAACGTGTCATTTGGCATTAAGTTTATCAATCAACAGCAGTATGACGGCATTGCGGTTAAAACCGTAACGTCTACATACCCGCAAGTTATTTTTGTCAATAACACTTATCCTGATTTCACCATGACGGTCTATCCAAAACCCACACGGGATTTGGAATGGCACTTTATTTCGGTTGAAAAACTAAATCAGCCCGCTACGTTGGCAACACAAATGTTGTTTCCACCAGGCTATTTGCGGGCGTTTACTTACAACTTGGCAATGGAAATTGCGCCTGAGTTTGGCGTTGAGCCAAGCCCACAAGTGCAGCGCATTGCCATGACCAGCAAGCGCAATCTCAAGCGTATCAATAACCCAGACGATGTGATGTCGTTGCCTTATGCGATTGTGGCAACACGCCAGCGTTTCAACATTTACGCTGGTAACTACTGATGAAAACCCCGATCCTTGGGTCATCGTATGTGGCCCGCAGCGTCAATGCTGCTGATGCCCGCATGGTCAATCTTTTTCCCGAGGTTATTCCCGAGGGTGGAAAAGAACCAGCGTTTCTGAACCGCGCCCCGGGCCTAAAACTCCTTGCCAATATGGGCGACGGCCCAATTCGTGGGCTATGGCAATTTGGCGGTTATGGCTATGCCGTGTCGGGTGAAGTGCTATACAGAATTGACACGCTTTGGAATACGTTTCCTATTGGTACAGTAGCTGGGTCTTCTGGCCCTGTCAGCATGTCGGACAACGGCACTCAGTTGTTTATTGCTTGCAATGGCCCTAGTTTTATTTACAACAGCCTGACGCTTGAGTTTAAACAAATTGATGACCCAGATTTCCCCGGCGCTGTAACCGTGGGCTATTTGGACGGTTACTTTGTGTTTAACGAACCCAATAGCCAGCGTTTGTGGGTCACTAGCTTGCTAGATGGTACATCCATAGACCCATTAGATTTTGCAAGCGCTGAAGGCTCTCCTGACGGCTTGGTGTCGGTTTTAGTTGACCACCGTGAAGCATGGTTGTTTGGAACCAATTCGGTTGAAGTCTGGTATGACTCCGGCGCTGCCGATTTTCCACTTAGCCCCGTTCAAGGCGCGTTTAACGAAGTTGGTTGCATTGCAGCATTTTCAGTTGCCAAATTAGACAATGGCATTTTTTGGCTAGGCGCTGATGCCCGTGGCCGAGGCATTGTTTACCGCGCTAATGGCTACACCGCCCAGCGCGTGTCTACTCATGCGGTTGAATGGCAACTTCAAGAATACGGCAACATGTCGGATGCAATTGCATACACATACCAGCAAGACGGCCACGCTTTTTACGTTTTAATTTTCCCATCGGCTAACACCACATGGGTGTATGACGTTGCCACTTCTTTGTGGCATGAACGGGCTGCATTTATTAACGGTTCATTTACCCGCCATCGTTCAAATTGCCAAATGTCGTTTAACAACGAAATTGTTGTAGGCGACCACGAACTTGGCAACATCTATGCTTTTGATCTGACAGTGTATTCAGATGCTGGCGCTGTGCAAAAGTGGCTTCGTTCATGGCGGGCGTTACCCACAGGCACAAATGATTTAAAGCGTACAGCACAGCACTCGCTTCAGCTTGATGCAGAATCTGGGTCAATTGACTCTAGCGTGACAACGCCGCCAGTCATAATTGATATTTCTAGCCCAAATGATGATTTGCTTACTGAAAATGGTGATTTTCTTGTGTGGGAAGGGTATGACCCAGTATTGAACGATGTAATTCTTACTGAGTCTGGCAATGAACTTGTTCAAGAAGATGGTGGCCAAATTGTGGTGGATTTTGGCCCTAGCGTAGCTGGAGGCAAACTGCTTATCCAAAAAAGCAAAATTGAAACTTTTGCAATCGACCCTCAAGTCATGCTTCGCTGGTCTGATGATGGTGGCCACACTTGGAGCAATGAACACTGGCGCTCAATGGGCCTAACTGGTCAATGGGGCCGCCGCGTTATTTGGCGCAGATTGGGCATGACGTTAAAACTGCGCGATCGGGTATATGAGGTGTCTGGCACTGATCCCATAAAGATTGCAATTATGGGCGCTGAACTTAACGTAAGTCCAACAAATGCCTAACCCGCAAAATATCACCAAAATTCCATCAGCGCGGGTTGCGTTGACGGATGCCAATACGGGATTGATCTCCCGTGAATGGTTTCGATTTTTGAACAATATTTATGTGGTATCAGGTGGCTCCACATTAGGCATTGCTCAAATTGCAAACGGTGGTACTGGCGCAGATACAGCCGCAGGAGCGCGGGCAAATTTAGGCGTAGGTTCAGTAACCCGGGTAGGCGGTACAGGGTCTGTTTAGGGAATTAAGCTATCGGGTAACGT